CAAAAGAAACGCACTCGCGCCGATATAATATCAGAAATCGACCCTAATATATCTATATTTTACTCAAAATCAATACCGCTATATTGGCTAGTAGCAACTCCTAATTGTCGATTGTCGCAACATAAAA